CTAGGCTACGATGGCGGCGATGGTCGCCATAAGCCATGCCCACATTGCGGCGGTCGTGATCGCTTTAGATTTGATAATCATAATATCCAAGCAGGTGACGGCGGTTGGATATACGGTCAAGGCATGGGCGAAACGGCTGGGGGCAATGGTCTTAGCTTTTTGATGGATCATGTGGGTATGCAGCCTAAAAATGCTTTAACAAAAGAAATATGACAACACCATGCAGAGCCAGACTGTGCAAAAATCTTGTTAAAAGCAGATTGATGAAGGGTTATTGTGATGAACACGCACACCTCCGCCATGGCTGGCAACATAATAAATCAGCATCAGAGCGTGGCTATGGTAGCCAGTGGAAGCGATTAAGATTACAGGTGCTTAAGCGTGATAAGTATCTTTGTCAAATGTGCAAAGCTGATGCACGATACACACACGCAACCGATGTGGATCATATCATACCCAAGGCGAAAGGTGGCACAGACAATATGGCAAACTTGCAGTCACTTTGTAGTTCTTGTCACAAGATTAAGACAGCACAGGACGGGAGGGGCGGGTAAAAAGTTTGGAAAGATTGTCTTGTAGCACCGCCCCCTAAAAAAAATTTTTTACGACCGAAATTAAAACTTTAGGAGAACATCCAAAATGGGCGGAATTGCAACGGTGGCAGGGCGTGGCAGAAAGCCGAAACCGATAAAATTAAAAGAGCCAAACGGCAATGCTGGTAAGCGTGCATTAAATAAGAATGAGCCAAAATTTAAGCAAGTCACAAACATTGAGCCACCTAAATGGTTAGAACCACTGGCGGTGGAGATGTGAAAAAGTGTCTTTCCTGAGTTGCTTGCCAATGATTTAGATTTATTAACTTTGGGTGATATGCATAATATGGAAGCATTTTGTATGGTATACGCACGGTGGCGAAAAGAAACTATCACCAACCCATTTGCTGATCTATGAGCTACCCCAATGTAAGACGCACTGAGTAATATGCTAACGATGTGATTGGCGGTAAGATTATTGCCAATAAGTGGTTAAAGTTGGCCTGTGAGCGTCATTTTAACGACAAAAAAGCCAGAAAGAGTAAGGATTATCCTTATAAATTTAACCCTACCAAGGCGGAGAAGGTGGCAAAATTCATATAACTTCTTCTGCACACCAAAGACAAATGGGCGGCTAAGGACGAGCGAATTACCCTTGAACCATGGCAATTTTGTGCATGCTGTACCCCTTTTGGTTGGGTCAAGAAAAAGACTGGTTTTAGACACTTTACCAAAATTCTTGTGTTCGTCTGTCATAAAAATGGTAAGTCAGCCATACTTTGCCACCAATCCGATACTCAAAGAAGCCAAAAACCGTGCTCCTGCCAGCGAAGATGCCTACCGCCGTTATATGTCATCAGGGCAAGGCGAGGGTAAAACTACGCACACCAAATCAGGCAAAAAACGCCGTGTCGCCACAAACCGAGCCAAGCGTGGTCATGGTCGCTATGTCATACAACAAGCAGGGCTACTCAAAAAGTCCATCCGCCGGCAAAGACTGACCAAAAACAGCCGCAATCGTCATCGTGCGGCAGTCGGTATTGGCGTGCATTTAAAAGGCAAGACAGGCGAAACCGCCTTTTATTGGCACATGGTGGAGCGTGGCACAAAAAACATGCCAGCCGTGCCGTTTTTGCGACCTGCCTTTGACCATCATAAAGATGAAGCGGTGCAGCGATTTAAAAAGAAGCTCGGCGAGCGAATTGATAAATTAAAGTAATGTTTGTTTTTTAAGTTTTTTAAGAGTAGCCATGAACGCAAGCCATCTTATTTACACCGCCTTATCGCCCTTGGTGTCAGGGCAGGTTTATCCATATTTCATACTAGAGACGGCAGATGACACGCCCCCTTATGTCATCTACCAAATCATCTCCACCATGCCCATCACCACGCTAGACGGTATCACGCATCATGAGCGGGTGCGTATGCAGCTTGATGCTTATCACAGTGATTATGATGAACTGCTAACATTGTATGGTGAGATTTTAGACAGTTTTGACAAGCTTCCCATGAGTGAGCATGACGGCACTCAGTTTAGTTATGATGATGGGCTGTATCGTGCCAGCATCGATGTTTTATTTAACCACACCGCCAAATAGGAGTTAATCTATGGCTAAAAATGTCGCAAATCTACTTGATAGCTTTTATACGCTGTCTGTATCAACCACCGAAGATGATTTCAAAAAAGTTGAGCATCTACAAAAATGTGCTGTCCCAACCGAAGAAAAGGTCATGGACGAGGTAACCGCCACCGATGATAAACGCACCGTCAAAGCGGTCGTTGATTTTAAGGAGGAAAGCGAGATCGAATTTGAGTTTGTCCATGAACCCAACGACGAAGGACAAAAAATCATCAATACCGCTTTTGAGACGGGTGCTGAGCTTAATTTTAAGCTTGAATTTGTCAAAGCTGCCAGCGAAGGACGAAAGTTTAAGGGCATCATCTCTAAGCTGTCCATTGACAATGAAGACACCAAGAAAAAGCTACGCAAAACAGGCACCATCTCCATCACAGGCGATGTTGCCAAAATCGGCTAACTCAGTAAATTTATACAAACAGGAAAACCCCCATGAAAAAATCGACTTTACTTAATAAAATCAAATCCCTAAGCAAGCCAACACAGGCAAGCATTGATGGCATTGATGAGCCGCTATTTATCCGCCGAATTTCTGTAGCAGAGCAAGGCAAACTTGCCAAATTAGCAGACAACCAAACCGCTGCCGCTGTGGCTTTGGTGCTATATGGCGTGTGTGATGAAAAAGGTGAGCGTCTGTTTGATGATGACGATGCCAAACAGATTGAAGATTTGGACTCAAAAACTGTCGGACACATCGTTGAAGCGGTCAGCCGAGTCAACTTTGGTACGGTGGAGATGGCAGAAAAAAACTCATAGCCGACAAAAGTCGGCTTTTTTTGTTTAAATTGGCAGGACATTTGGGCAAAACGGTGGGCGAGCTTGAACGCACAATGACCGCCCACGAGTTTGCCCAGTGGCGAGCCTATGACCGCCTTGACCCAATTGGCGGTTATCGTGGCGACATACAAGCGGCAATGATAGCCGCATCCATGGCAGGGGGTAAGCTGTCTGATTATCTCATCATTGACCCAAACCCCATGACGGACGAGGAGCGAGAAGCCTACGAGCTGGAACAGAGAAAAGCACAGCTACAAGCCCAAATGGAGCGAACGCTTGCGATGTTTTCTGCCATAGGTTGAAAAAAGATAGGTTTTTGGGTATGATACGGTTGTATTGCATCCAAAGGCTTGTTAATATGGGTTTTCTTTCATCTTTAAAAGATTTATTGGTTCCTGATTTATCATTTTTTCCAGAGAAGGCGGTAATTTTGGATTTGGAAACTACTGGTTTATCTGCACCAGTTGATGATATTATAGAAGTTGCTATCATCAAAACTACATTTTTTCGTAGTGGCAACGATGAATATTATTCAAGGTTGGTGCTACCCACGATAAATTATTCCAACGCCCTAGATAATCATTTTTTGGGAGAATCAGCCGAATATACTGTGCCAACGGAAATTACAAAATTAACAGGCATTACATCACAGGAACTAAGAGTTAAGGGCATTCCAACTCCGCAAATGTTGCGAGAGGTAGAAATATTTATCGGAGATTTGCCAATTATCGCTCATAATGCCAAATTTGATATGCGTTTTTTGCGTAACAAAGCAATGCAAAATGGTATAAAAGATTATTTAAAGAAAAATGAAGTCATTTGTACCCTAGAAATGGCAAAGCGTGCATTGCCATATGAGAAAAGCTACAAGTTGGCGGATTTATCAGGAGGGAAGCAAAAACATCGTGCATTATCGGATTGCAAACTAACTAAACGCCTATACGAAAAATGTATGATTATTTTAAGACCTAGAAAATAAATAAAAGTAAAGCCCCCAAATCAACAAACTTGGGGGCTTTAGAGTTCCAAATAACGCTTGAAAATTAGACCATTTTAAGGCATAATTTTACAAAATCAAAATTATATTTAGACGCTGACGGCTTAGGCTGTTCAGCGTTTTTTTATTATTACTTTATAAGAAATCATCATGGCAAAAGTTTTATCACGCTTAGACATCTTGCTCCACGCCAACACCGCCAATTATGTGCGTGAGATGAAAAAGGCGACCGACAAGACCAAAAAAGAATTAAAGAGCGTGGCGGACTATGGCAAGCTCGTGGGCGGTCAGCTTGGTATAGCTTTTGCAACTTTGGGCAGTGCGGTGAGCGTCTCACACATCATCGCCACCGCCGATGAGATGCAAAATTTGGCAAGCCAAATCCGCTTAGCTACGAGCAGTACCGAGCAGTTTCATGCCGTGCAAACTGAGCTAAGAGCCATCGCCAATGAACAGCGGTCAAGTTTTGATGCGGTTGTGGATTTGTATTCAAACTCACAGCGGTCATTGTCCGCCCTTGGCAAAAGCCAGCAAGATGTCATCAATTTCACTCGTAACATGACCATGGCGATGAATGTTGGTGGCAGGTCAGCACAGGCACAGGCGGCTGCTTTAACCCAGCTTGGGCAAGCGTTGGCGTCAGGGGTGTTGCGTGGTGATGAGTTTAACTCGGTCGCCGAACAAGCCCCCATTTTGATGGATTTAATCGCCAAAGAGATGGGCGTAACATCAAATGCCATCAGGGAGCTTGCCAAAGACGGTAAAATCACCGCCGATGTGGTTTATAATGCAGTGGCAAAAGCCACGGACAGTCTGTCCGCCATGTCCGCTAAGATGCCTACAACTTTTGCACAAGCCCTACAAGTCATCAAAAACGAGTACGGCTATTTGGTGGATGACATCATGAACCAAAACAGCATGATGAGCCAAAACATTGCCAATGTCACCCTATGGACTGCCGAAAACTTTCGCACGCTGGTTGGTGTAGGTGCGACTTTGGGGGCGGTATGGCTTGCCAATGTCGCTAGAAACTCTGCCTTAGTGACATCATTTGTTACACTGACAGGGGCAACTTTGGCAAACACCAAAGCCAGTATCGCCAACGCATTTAGTACACAGAGTCAAATCACAGCTTATGAAGTCCTAGAACTTAAAATACTGTCGCTTAGCACTCGCTTAGGGTTTAAGATTATCAACACCATACACGCCACAACAAATGCGGTTGCCTATGCTCGTTCATTGGTTGGTTTGGCAACAAGTTTTAACACCGCCACAGCGTCTGCACGACTACACACGCTCGCCCTAGCAGGGGTTACAACCGCTAAACGAGGTGCAATGGGCGTGGGCATTCTTACCACTCGTGCCATCACAGGCTTGGGCGGTGCGTTTATGTCGCTTGGGCGGATCATCACCGCTCACCCCATCATCGCCATAGGGGCGGTACTGGCGTCTGTGGTGGTCAGTACGCATGGGGTGACAGGTGCACTTGAAAGCTTATCTGATGCTTTTGGCGTAACAACACTCATGGCAAAAGATTTCATCGTGTTTGTCGGTGATGGCTTTTCAATGGCTTGGGATACTGTCTCTGCCTTTGCTGATAATATGCTTGCCAAAGTAGGCGATACCACAAAGGGCAGCACGGGGGCATTTTCTAATTTCTTTGCGACCAGCCATGGCGGCTTTGTGGGCATGCTACAAGTTGCCGCCAAAACCTTTGATTTAATTAACGCCGCCGCCAAAGCTGGAGCAAAAAACGCCCTGCATAATTTTGTACAGCTTGGCAAGACGACCAAAAATATCTTTTATGGTATCGGCAATGCGTTTGTCTCAATCATCGAGATGATGATTAACAATGCAGCAAGAAAGATTGATTTTCTTAGCACCAAAGCCAACGGTATGGCAAAGGTTTTGGGTATAGAAGCCAGCATTCCGCTGATTGGTACGGTCAGCCTTGGACGATTGCAATATGACAATGTTGATTTTGGGGCGGTGGTAAGCATTGCAGATAATAATACCAATTCAGCGTACGACTATGTCACACAGCTGGCGGATAAAGCAACCCAAGCCACAAAAGCCAATGCGTCACTGGCAGACAGTTATAACAGCGTAGGCAGTGCTGCGACAAATGCCGCCAATGCCACAAAAAATGCGGCTGATAAAACCAAAAAAACTGCCGATGACATCACGGATGCCATCAATGAGCTTGATGCTTTGGTAGCAAAACTGCATCATGAATCCCATCAGCTGTTAAATAACAGTCTATCAGAGATGATATTTGAGACGGATAACAAACTGGGCAAGTTCTATGGGGCAACCGAAGCACAAAAACAAAAGCTTAAAGATTTGGCAGGGCAAAAAGATTTATACACCGCCACCAAAAAAGCTGATGATGAATTAAAATCATTGGCACGCACCATCAAACTTGTGGGCAAGCAGACGCCTTTTGATGAGCTACGCAATGATTTGTTTGATGTTCGCCATGAGATGAGTGTGTTAAATGGTGAAACCAAAAACAACTTATTGCTTTGGGCGGCAAATGCCGAAAATGCCAAATTGGCGTATGAGCTTAATCAAAGAAGCAGCCAAATTAATACGGTCATCTTGCCCATCAAAGACTTTTTGGACGAACACAAAGGCGTCAAACCATTTTTGTGGACAAATCCGCATGGACAAACCAAAAAATATGTCTGTGAAAATTATGAAATCAGTCAGAAAAAAGGCAACTTTTGGCAGATTGGTTTGAAATTTGAACAAGTTTTTAACTTAGAGCTGTTTTGCCCAAAGCTCAACCGCTTCCATGATGATGATGTTTTTGGTTTTGCCTGA